AATTGAATGAGTGCTTCAATGCGAGTTTGCCAATCATCTGAAGATTGTTTCCATTCACTCATTCGAAGTCTTTGTGAGAATTCTTGATAGTCTTTTGCTACTTCGATGGATCGTTTCCAAGATTTATATTGTCGGTTGGTCATGATTTGTTCCTTTAAACATTGATTAGGAATTTAATGAATTTATAAGCTAAATAAATAATAAAACCAGTGAAAAAGATAGTTATTGTATAGGCAATTATTTTGAGAATGTAATTACCTATTGTTGTGTAATCAAATAGTTGTAATTTTATGATTTACCTTTGGTTGAGGTTTAATGGCTTATGGTTAGTTTTATTTTAGTTTATCTATTCTTTTTTGAAAAAGTTCATTGAAATCTACTGATTTAAGATATGCATCTATTGCATTAGAGATAATATCAGTCATTGTGATATCAAGCAAATTAGCCGTGAGTTTAAGTTTTTCATGTGTTTCTGGCCTTATACGCATTGCTATAGGTGGAAATTCTCTAACTTTTCGTTTTGTCATTTTTTAAATCCTCTATTAGATTATATTAAGTTTTCTTTTTTATCACCACGGTAAACAATCCAAGTTGTTTCATCAGCATTTTTACCAATAAATAAACCATTTTCATTATTTGAAAGGTTTACATATTTGTATGTACTATCATCAAAAGTGATGCAGATTTCAGTACTATCTTTTAAATGGTTCATTTCAATGCTTTTGATTAGTTTTGACATGATAGAATTCCTTTGCTGGTTAGTTGAGTTATTGTTTCGATGTGGCCTTTATATATAGTGCCGTTTTGTGGTGTTCGTGTAAAAAATGATCTTGTAGAACCGTAACACAAAAACAAACGTCCGTCAAGGGCTTTTTTGTCTTTTTTGTTTTGTTGGTAGGTTGCCCGTGACGGGTCGTTTGTGGTTTCGTGGTGGAACGTACCCGAAAAACGTGGGCGTAACGTGGCGTGTCGGTTTTGTCGGTTTTGTGGCATGTTGGCGGTCGAAACGGGCAAACTGTTTGTTTGTTCACCCGTTCAACTGGCAAAGTTATTCTTTCCATTCTGCAGGCGGGCTGAAATCAGTTACGGCTGATATATCTGATTCAGTTATGTTTGGATCGTTAAAGGTTGATGGTTTAGTGAAAGCTCGTTTTGAGGTTTGGGCGGATAACTCTATTTGTTTGGTTAAATCTGAATCTTGTTGAGATTGCTTTTTTTCAGTGGATTGGTTATTTAATTGATCTTGGTTAGTTTGTTTTTTGAGTGATTCACGCCGCATCTCTTGGAAGATTCTTTCTTCTTCAAGTTCTCGCTGTATTTGCCAGTCTGGTTTCTGTGTTTGTTGCTTGGCTTGATTTGCTTGTCCTAAAGTTGGCAGGATGTCAAGTTGATCATTTTGTAATGGATTTTTGCTGATTCCTGCTCTTGCGTATACAATTTCTTGTAAGAGGTCTGTTGTTACATTATGCGGAGTGTTGTTTAGGTTTTCTGATTTTGCTATGTAATCATTGAAGATTGTTCTGATGAGATCCGATGGTGTTGTTAGTTTCCAAGTTGGTTCAAGAATTCTAATTGCCCGCAGACCTCTGGCAAGGTGATAGTCTGAAATGCGAAAACTTACGGTAGGATTTGACATGATGTTTTCCTTTAGTTGAGTTTTTGATTGATTAGTTTACCTGTTAGTCAGCTTGCTGAGGATTTGACATGGTATTAGTTCCTTATTGAGTTTTGGCTTGATTGCCAGTTGTTTGGCTTGACAAGCTTGATTGCCAGTAGCCTGACTGTTCGATGGTGAACAGGTTATAGGGATAGTTTACCATAGTAAGCAGGGGTTTGCAAGGGTTTTCTGTTGTTTACGTTGGTTTACAGGATAACGTGTTGATTTTATTGGATGTTTACACGTTTACCCTGTTTCGTTGTAAACCCTACCCTCCTTAGGGGGTGTGCTCTTTAAGATAAAAAAAAATATAATAATATCAACTACCTACCTTTTAGGGACATTTGCGGACATTTGAAGGGGGGGTAGGGTTTACAAATAGACCCCGCAAACAGGGGGTTTACACAAGTTAACTAATTGATATTATTCACTTTATTTTGTTTGCTTCTGTTTGCCCTGTAAACAGGTAAACAAGTATGTAAGGGTTAAGTAGTTGTTATTATTGCATTTATTCTGTTTGCTTCTGTAAACTTGTTTGCTTGTTTACCTTGTAATCATTGTATTGTTTGCTTGTTTACTCCTGTTTACCCTCTGATAATTCTCTTGTTTACCTATGTTTACAGCCGTTTACCTATGCACAAGCTCGTTAGTCACTTAAACGATTCAGCTTGTTAAGCAATAAAAAATGCCAGACATAATCACGAAGGATCATATCTGGCAAATTTCAGGCAAGTTATTCAAAGGATATTTGAATGGATTGAAACTGTTGATACCATGATTCAATCATCCAGTCTGGCAAGTATGCTGGATTTTTTCGATTCATAAAGGCATTGAATCTTTTTGAGTATTGCATGACAAGTCTCCTAAGATTACCGCACGTGCGGTAGGGTTAAAGTTTAGGCAAGTTTCTCAAGCTCTGTGAAGATTGCATCAACAATCTCTTCACCATAAATATCAGTTGTCATATCACGAATCATTTCTTTATCCATACCCTTGACAGTGAGCTTAGAAATCATTGCCATACAATCTTTAAATCTGGCTTGGTCGAGAGACTTCGTTCCACCTTGGTTAGGTCTGTCAACGATTTTCCATACCATTTCATCGATGTTAACAAGGCCCATTTCTTCTGACCATTTTTCATCTTTCTTGCAGGCTTTAAAGGCCGCTCTAACTTCAATAATTGCTTTCTGCAATCCTTTTTGAATCAGTGGATAAGTGTAATCATTCTCTTCCGCCCAAGCAAGCAATGCTTCTTTTGATTCAAACTGTTTATCGGTTGGAAAAAGGCCGGATGGCAAATTGTGACGATAATCTTTACCGTCAACGGGAGTAAGGACTGATTGACTTGCAAGTTGTGTGTAAATTGATTCGGCCATAATGATACCCCTCTTTGTAATGTTGTGGATTATTCCACGTTTTCAGGGTTATAGAACTATTCTATTCCCTGATAGTTAAACTTTAGCAACTTGTTCAATGCTTGTCAAGTTTTATTTTGATATAATTCATATAATTCGTTTAATTCTTCTTTGGTTAGTTTGCGAAGTAATGCAAAAAGTTTTCTTTCCTCTACAGTTTTCGTTTTGGCAATTTCTTCTTCCATCTTTGCATTTATCCATCCAGAAATTGAATACCCCTTCAAGGTTGCCAGTTCCTTGAATTGTTTTATCGTTTCAGGTTTTAAGCATATTGTAATATTTTTCATGTTAATTTCTCTTTAAAATTTCTTTTGTAATAAATTGAAAGAGTCTTTTTGAAATGAAATAACTTTCTTGTATTCTGTAATTTTCAAAAGATTCTAAAATGTAAGGATTCATAATGCTCTCCATATTTAAGATTGTTCTTTAACTTCTGGCCTCATGATCAATCTAATAATTATTTCACTTCTTGTCAACAATTAAATATTTACAGTTGCAACTAATTAAAGTTTGTTATCTGTAAAACTATTCTATTGTTGATAATTTTAATATACTGCCAAGTTTTGCCTTTGTCAAGTTTTATTTTGAAATAGTTTATTAATTGTTAAACTGTTTCGTTCTGATACTTTTGAATATAGTTTACAGTTTTATGTCTGTCAAGTTTTATTTGCTGATAGTTTTATCAAGTGAAATAGTTTTAATGACTGATTAAATGAGAATGATTATTACTTGATGATCGTTCGTGACTGATAGAACGGGAACAATTATCTTATGTGCCTAACTGCTACATACCCGATGCCTCGATCCCATATCACGGATAATGCCTTTCATCTATGAGTTGTGGAAAGTCAAACTTTTCAAATGCCAGCATTAGGGAACAATTCACCAAACTCGCTAAAGCGATCCCGCTAAAACGATAAAATCAACAGAGCTAAAGCTCAGTTAACTTTTATAAAATAATCCAACCGCCAAACTAAATGCCAGCATTAGTGACATAAGCGGAATCTTACGGAAAAATAAAATTTCCCTTGCAATAACCTACTATATATAGTACGGTTAATAAAGAAGTAGAAAAACTGTTAGCTAAACTCATTTAACCATTTCAAACTGAGCCAAAGCCAAATGCTAAAAGAATTACGAACCCAGCATAGAACCATCATTCAGATGGCTTTCTCAGGCTATAAAAACAAAGATATTGCTGAGCGCATGGAAATGTCAGACACTACAGTCTCGCAAATCATTCGTTCACCTCTCGGGCAAGCATATCTCGAAGGCATGCAAGATAAGGCACAAGAGGCAACTCTTGACGTTCGTAAAAAACTCGTATCATTAAATAATTCTGCATTAAGTGTTCTTGAACGCATGATGAATCCAGCAGAAAAAGCACCTCATGCTGTTCAATTAACTGCGGCAAAAGATGTTCTTGATCGGACTGGTTACAAAGCACCAGATAGGTTACATGTCGATATGACAATGCAGACCAAAACTGATCAAGAAATCGAGGCTGAGATTCTTGCCATGCAGCAGAGCATCGCCAAGACTTACAAACAAGATCCAAATCAACTTGCAGTTCCTATGACAAAAACATCCGCTGAAGAGTTTGTTGTGTTCACAGATGAACGTCAAGAACAAGAGTTTGAAACTTTAAATGATGAAGAAATGGATTCTTCCGATCAACTTGTTAATTCATTACCAAGCAACTTCCAAGATGAATCGTTTGACAGTCATATGAATCCTCCGAATTCCAGTGTATCAACGTCGGAAGAATCCATTTCTTTGTTATCTAAACTTCCAGCTAGTCTATTTCAAAATTAAGGAATTTTACTATGACTGATGCATCTATTGAACAAGAAATCAAAGAAAAAGGATTAAATGCACCTAGAGTTACTCTTGAAGGATTACACAATAAGATTGATGATGTAGAAATTGTTAAATTTATTTCGAAGACAGGCCAGGTTTTACGTTGGGCAGTTCTAACAATGGAAAATGGTTTTGCTGTTGTAGGGAAACCTTCATGTAGTGTATCTCCTGAAAATGATGATCCTGAACTTGGTGAAAAGATTGCAATTCAGAATTCACAAGATGAGGTATGGGCATTAGAAGGCTATGCTTTAAAACAAAAACTTTTTGATGCTGCTTAAGCTAACTAATGCAAGAACTTAGCCAAAATATTCTTCCATCTGCTGATCAAATCTTAGCAGATATCTCTAATTTAAACAGAGATCAAAAGGAACAATATCTTAAGCTCCTGAAGGAAAAGTCAGCTAGAATAAAACAAAATCGTATTATCCAGTACTATCCAGAAACTGGTTTGCTATCTCGCCATAATTATCCAAAGCATATGGCATTCTTTGAAGCTGGAGCGCACTTTCCAGAACGCTGTATTATGGCAGCTAACCGTATCGGAAAGTCAGAAGGCATCGGGGCATATGAAATGACCTTACACCTAACAGGACGATATCCTGATTGGTGGAAAGGTCACAGATTCACTCAACCAGTAACTGCTTGGGCTTGTGGAACAACCAGCACAACAGCTCGTGATATTGTTCAGTTTAAACTTGTCGGTACACCAGAAGAACATGGAACAGGCCTAATTCCTGAAAAGTACATTCTTAAAACAACACCTCGTGCTGGTGGTGTACCAAACGCAATTGACACAATCTTAGTCCAGCATATCTCTGGTGGCATCAGTCGCTGCAAAATCAAATCATATGCTGAAGGACGCAAGTCATTCGAGGGTACAGAGCAAGACATAATTTGGCTTGACGAGGAATGCCCGTTAGATATTTACACTGAATGCTTGACCAGAACCATGACTACAAATGGTCTGATCATGCTGACCTTTACGCCTCTTGCAGGACTTACTGAAACAGTCTTGCAGTTCATGCCTGAAGGTAAGATCGAAGAACATCAAGAAGGATCGAGATTTCTCATCCAGGCAACTTGGGATGATGCACCACATTTAACCAAGGAACAAAAAGATAAACTCTTTGCAGCTCTTCCGCCACATCAACGAGAAGCGCGTTCAAAAGGAGTTCCTCAGTTAGGTTCTGGTGCAATTTACCCGATCCTTGAAAGTAACATAACTGTTGCAGATTTTCCTATCCCTGATCATTGGAAACGTTGCTATGCTCTTGATGTTGGTTGGAAAAAAACTGCTGCTATTTGGGCTGCTACGGACCCAACTAGTAACATCACTTACCTTTATTCTGAATATTACCAAGGTAATGCTGAACCAGTTATTCATGCTGAAGGCATCAAAGCTCGTGGAGCATGGATTCCAGGCGTCATTGATAGCGCTGCGCATGGGCGAAGTCAAGAAGACGGTAAACAACTATTTGTAATTTATACTGGTCTTGGCCTTGACATAACGAATGCAAATAAGTCAATAGAATCTGGTTTATATAAGACTTGGCAAATGCTTTCAACAAACAGATTAAAAGTATTTGCTTCCTTAGTTAATTGGTTCTCTGAATTTCGTATATATCGTCGTGATGAAAATGGACAAATAGTCAAAGATCGCGACCATCTAATGGACGATACTCGTTACTTAGTAATGTCAGGTCTTGATCGTGCAATCGCGAAGCCATATTGGGAATTTGAAGCTTGGGAAGCATCAGAGATTTATAATGAATCAGAAACTAACTGCATTACAGGTTATTAAATATGCTTATACAAAAAGTTAATGAAGGTGGTCATTTACATTATGGATTGAATTGGACAGTTGATACTAATACTTTCTTTAAGATTCAGTTAGTATTACCTATATGGTTAATAGGTCCTACTGAGTATAAAGACTTTGATTCAGATAACATTTTTTATGGTTGGAGAGTTAAAACTATTTTCTTACGTTTTCGTATTCGTAGGTGGAAGAATTTTTCAAAAGGTATTCGCAAGATTCTTTATAGTGCAAGTACAAGTTTACGAGCTCTTGGGAAACAAAAATGTATCTGTACTAGAGAACAATTAGAGGATCAGTTAAACTAATGGCAATAACACCACCTTACGAATCCCCTGATCCCGACCAGATCGGCCCTCAGGCCGAGATGGGCGCCCCAGGAACCCAGGATATGCCTAATCAGGAAGTAGCAAATATTCCTAAGGCTCCTCCTGTTTGGGCATCTGAGCAACCAGTTGAAGACATCATTAATGAATCAAATCAACCAGCTGATCAGGAACTTGAGAAAGTTATTGAAAAAGAAGTTCTTCGTGCAGAGGCATTAGTCTTAGTAACTAACATAGCAGATCAGCAAAAAGCTGACATCATTTCTGATATAACTACTAAAGCAATTGAAGGTTATAAGATTGACCTTGCAAGTCGTGATGAGTGGATGGCACTCAATGAGCAAATCATTGATCTTGCGAAGCTTCATGTTAAAAAGAAAACTTATGCTGGTGAAGTTGTAGCAAACGTTAAGTATCCGTTAATCATCAATGCTTGTATGCAATTCGCATCACGTGCATATCCAGAACTAATCAAAGGTAATAATGTAGTTCGTGGCAAGGTAATAGGAGCTGATCCAACTGGTGCGAAACTTGAAAAATCCCAGCGCATCAGCGAGTTTATGTCTTTTCAGCTTCTTTCTCATATGGATGGTTGGGAAGAAGGTGTAGATCAATTACTCTTTACACTTCCAGCAATTGGTTGTGCTTTTAAGAAGAGTTACTTTGATAGTATTGAGCGAAAAAATGTATCAAGTTTAGTTTTTGCTGATGATTTAGTTGTAAATTATTTTGCTGAATCTCTTGAGCGAGCACCAAGAATAACTCATAAAATCTTCCTATATCATAATGAAATAGTTGAAAGAATTACTTCTGGAACATTTATCAAGTTTGATATTGCTTCACTTGGTCAAGCAACATCTGATAAAACTTCTGATGTAGATGATGAAACTCCGCATTTATTTCTTGAGCAGCATCGCTGGTATGATCTTGATGGTGATGGCTATCAAGAGCCTTACATTGTAACTATTCATGCACAGACAGAAAAGCTTGTCAGAATATCTCCACGATGGGCTTCTGATGGAGTAATCAGAACAAACAATGCTCAAGGCATCCAAGATCCGAATGGCGCAATCATTAAGATTATTCCTGAACAGTATTTTACACGATACTTGTTCATGCCATCAGTAGATGGTGGTTTTTATGGAATGGGTTTTGGTAGTTTGTTAATGAGTACTAACAGTGCCATTAATACACTGCTGAATCAACTGATTGATGCTGGAACACGAAGTAATAGGCAATCAGGATTTCTTGGACGTGGTTTAAAACTTGGTCGTGGTAAGTCACTTCAGTTAAAATCTGGTGAGTGGAAACCAGTTGATGTTACTGGCGATGATCTGCGGAAGAATGTTTTCCCAATGCCAATCAGGGAACCTAGCACAACGTTATTTCAGTTGCTTGGCTTATTGATTGAATCAGGCAAAGAACTTGCTGGAATGACTGATATTTTGGCAGGAAATTCTCCAGGTGCAAATGTTCCTGCAGAGTCAGTTCTTGCACTTATTGAACAAGGACTGCAGGTTTATTCCGCAGTACATAAGCGAATTCATCGAGCACAATATAAAGAGTTTAAAAAGATCAAGCGACTGAACGCGTTATATCTTGATCAAATGACTTATGGTCTTGTGCTGGACGATCAACAAGCTATTGTTCAAGCAGATTTTTCAAGTTTTGACTTTGATATTGAACCAGTAAGTGATCCAAATGCAACTACTATGGTTCAAAGACTGCTGAAAGCTAAAGCACTTCTTGATCTTCGTGGAGCTGGACTGAATGATAAAGAGATTTTACGCAGATACTTGATTGCACTTGATATTGAGGACATCGAAAAATTCTTTCCTGAAGAAGAAGAGGGTGGTAGTCCTGAAGAGCAAATGACTGTGCAAAAGATGCAACTTGAGTTGCAAGAATTAAGTGCAAAGATTAATAAATTAACTGCTGAAACTGAAAAAATTAGGTCTGAAATTCCACATTCAAAAGTTAAGCAAGCGAAAGATGTTGCAGGAATAACGAATGATCAGAGGAAACTTGACATTGAAGAAGCTTCTGTAGCAAATCAGATTGAACTTGGACGAACTCAAATGAGTATTGGTAAAGCGCCTGAAGGTATTACTGAAGGTACAGCAAAAAGAGAGTATGGTTTAGAGACTAACAATCAAGGAGACGCATAATTATGAGCTTAATGTCTTGGCCAGATGGACATGTTAAGTCTAATAAGAATGGGACGAAGATGAATTTTGGTGAAGCTCTTTTAGTATTAAAAAATTTTGGTAAGGTTGCCAGAAAAGGATGGAATGGTAAAGGTATTTTTATTGAATTACAAAGACCTGATATGTTTAGTAAAATGACACATCCATATATTTACATTGATACTACAGGATTACAGACTACTAATGATGATGCACCAAAAAGTTTAGTTCCATGGTTAGCAAGTCAAACAGATATACTTGCAGAAGATTGGATTATTGTAAAATAATTAAGGAGCTTAGTGATGATTAGTGCAGAACAGTTTGCAGAATGGAAAACACATCCAGTGACAAAAGAGATTTTTGCTGAACTTACTGAATTAAGAGATCAGTTAAAAGATAAATTAATTGATGGCATTACTATTGATTATGGTGCAGAGTATATATATGGTTTAACTAATAAGATTGTTGGCCAAATTGCAGGGATTGAGCAGTTACTGAATATTTCTTATGAGAGAGAAGAAACAAAAGAACAGGTTAATGACCAGAGTGGTTATTAAGCAAATTAACATTTATTTAAAAGGGTAATATTATGGAAGAACAAAACATTAATCAATCTGGAATAATTCCTACTGGTGGGCACTTGCTTGTTATGCCTGATAAGGTAGAAGAAATGACAGCTGGTGGAATTTACTTGCCTAAAACAGCACAGGACAAAGAGCAAATGGCAGCTACAGTTGGCACATTGGTCGCTGTTGGTTCTGGTGCATGGGCTGATATTGATGATGGTTCTCCTTGGGCTGCAGTTGGTGATAAGGTGAGTTATGCTCGATATGCCGGTGTTTCGATGGTTGGGCAAGATAAGGAAACTTATGTATTGATTAATGACAATGATGTTCTTGCAAAATTACTTTTTTAAATAGGTGTTATGATGGCAGAAGAATTTATTGACGATATTATTGATAGTTCAGTAATACCAAAAATTGAAAATGAAATGATTAATGCAATTCAAGGTGCAGATGTTATTAAAGTACCTGAGAAAGCAATCGTAACAATGGGGAGCGAAGCGACCCCCGCTGAGTCCCAGGATGTAAAAACTACTGGAAATGAACTTCCTGGAGTAGAGGATCTTGCTACACAATTGGGTTGGCGTAAAGATCATACTGGTGAAGATGCAGTTGATGCTGTAACGTATATCTTACGTTCTAAAGATATTCAAAAGTCTATGAGTCAGCATAATAAAGATCTGAAAGAACAACTTCAGGCTTTAAATGGTTCTGTTAGTGCATTGAAAGCCCATAATGAAAATGTTTATAAGGCTGAAGTAAAGAAACTTGAAAGTGAAATTGTTGAGTTGAAAAAAGAACGTAAGGCAGCTATTGAGTTGGCTGATGTTGATAAAGTTGAAGAACTTGACAAGCAGATTGATGAAAAGCAAAAAGATATTGATGCACCAAAATCTACTGATAAACAAACTGATTCAAGTAATGTCAATTCTATTTATACTGAATGGGTAAAGGATAATCAGTGGTATTTAACTGATGATGAGATGGCTAAGTTTGCTGATACTATAGCGCAGCAATATGCAGGTGCACCACTTGAGCGTCTTTATAAGATTGTGCGAACAAAAGTTCAAGAAGTTTTTCCTGATAAGTTTGAATCGAATGAAACTGATAATAAAGGAAAAGAAACTGTTAAGTCAGTTAAAGCTCCTGTAGGACCAAAGAGTCCTGTTGAAGGATCTTCTATAAAAGGGAATAATGTTCCTTTTACTAAAGCTGATTTAACTGCTGATCAGATGCAAATTATGAGTCAGTTTGTCCGAGGTGGCATTATGACTGAAGAGCAGTACATTAATGATATTGCGAAAATGCAAGAATAGATAGGAGAGATCAGATATGAGTAATTTAGAGAATGTAAAGAGCGTTACTGGTGAGTCACCTAGAAAGAGAGTTCCTCTTGGTACACGGAATATTTTAACTGCACCGAAAAAGCCCGGATTCGTGCGCCGGTTTGTGAATGACAAGGGTGATAGAGTTCAGAGTTTTAAAGATGCTGGATGGAATGCTGTTGATGATAAAGTTCAGGTTGGTGATCCTAAGATTGGACAAGTTGGTTTGTTAGGAAGTCTTGCAAATCCTCATGTAGGTGGTGGTCAACGTGCTGTATTGATGGAAATTCCAGAAGATCTTTATAATGAGGATCGAGCAGCATCTCAGGCCAATATTACTAAGGTTGAAAATGAGATTAAGAGAAAATCGAAAACTGATGGTAAAGATGGCTTAAGTGGTGAGATAAGTATTTCATAAATTAATAATTTTAATGGAGTTATATTATGGCAAATCTTGATACTCCATTCGGGTTTAAACCTGTCAAACATTTGATGGGTATGCCTTGGAATGGAAAAGTAAATACGTATTATGTTCCTGTTGGTAATGCAACAGCGATTTTTAAAGGTGATGCAGTTAAGAGTGATGGAACTGGTGACGCTACTGGTAAGTTCCCATCAATAACTCAGGCTGCTGCTGGTGATCTTATTCGTGGTGTTGTTATTGGTTTTGGTGATAATCCTTATACTATGATTCATCCTGATACTCCGATGCGTGACTATTGTCCTGCTACTACTGCAATGTATGCTTTTGTAGTTGATGATCCTTTTGTAATCTTTGAGGTTCAGGAAGATAGTGTTGGCGCAGCTCTTGCAGTTACGGCAATTGGTCTTTCTACTAATGTTGTTGTTGGTTCTGGTAGTACTGCTACTGGGAAGTCTGCAATGGAACTTGACTCAAGTGATACTGGAACTGATGGTACTGGGCAGTGTAAAATTCTCCGCGTGGTTGATCGTGAAGATAATGCACTTGGAAATCAGTGTAAATGGGAAGTTCTCATTGTTGAGCATGAACTGTTAGTTGCGACTGACGTATAAGGAGATAGATAATGGGAATTATTACAACTAGCAATTTTGCTAAAGATTTGGTCCCAGGTGTAAAAACCTGGTTTGGGCAGAAGTATAAAGAGTATCCGATTGAGTATCTGGATATTTTTGAGAAGACTAATTCGACGAAGGCTTTTGAAGAAGAAGCTGGAGTTACTGGCTTTGGTCTTGCTGCTGTTAAGACTGAAGGTGCTGGCGTTGCTTATGATGAGCAAGAGCAGGGATTTGTAAGTCGTTATACTCATGTAACATATGGTCTTGGGTTTATTATTACTCGCGAGATGTATGAAGATGGTATTGCTGTGACTGTTGCATTGCGTCGTGCAAGTGCTCTGGCTTTCTCAATTCGTCAGACTAAAGAAATGATTGGTGCGAATGTACTTAATCGTGCATTTAATAGTTCTTATACTATGGGATCTAATTCCGATGGTAAAGAGCTTTGTGCTACTGATCATCCGAATAAATCTGGTGGTACTTGGCGGAATGAACTGGCAACTGCTGCTGATTTGAGTGAGGCTGCTCTTGAGCAGGCATGTATTGATATTGGTGCATTTAAGACTGATCGTGGTTTGACGATTGCTATTATGCCGCAGAAATTGATCATTCCATCTGCTCTTGAGTTTGATGCATTTAGGATTCTTGAATCTATTGGGCAGTCAGGTAATGCAAATAATGATATTAATGCTTTGAGGGCTTCTAAGAAATTTCCTCAAGGTGTTAAGGTTAATCATTATTTGACTGATGCTGATGCTTGGTTTATTGGTACGAATTGTCCTGATGGATTGAAGTACATGGAGCGTAGAGCTGATGCATTTGGTACTGAAAATGATTTTGATACAGAGAATGCTAAGTTCAAGGCTACTTTCCGTGGATCGTTTGGTTGGTCTGATCCTCGTGGAATTTTCGGAAGTCCAGGTGCTGCATAATTGGCGTTCATAAGTGAACGACCAAACTGATTTTAAACAATGACCGTCTTTGGTGACGAGCTGAAGACGGTCTTATTGATGGGTAAATGAAAGTTAAATTCTTTCAGGCAGTTCTTTGAGATAAGAAGTGTCCCAGAGGAGAAAATAATGGGTGTAACAAATTTTCCAAATGGTATTACATGTGATACCACAAAAAATAAGTCAATGGCATCTGGATCAACTATTCCAGTTGCTGGTAGTGCAGGATATAATCCTGGGTGTATTTTTGTTAAAAGTGATGTTACTCTTGGTCAATCTATTCAGTGGATAAATGTTGGTACAGCTACATCATGTGTATTCGTTCCTACTGGCCCTGTTTATGGTTATGGTATTAGAGTTGCTGGTGGGCCACTTACATCAACTACTGGATCTGCATCACAATCTATATCTTTACAAGGCTCAATCATGGATAGTGATATAGCTTTTGTAGGACATGAAGTATCTGATGATAATGATCAAATTGTTGCTGCTATTGCTGCTGAGGGAGCTATTCTTATTACTGGATCAGCTGATCCATTAGCTGCACATGGTTATAATTATGCTTCATTAAGAAGTAAATGTACACCTCGATGGGATATTGTTGCTGCAGGTACATCTACATCTGTTGGTGGTAATGTTGCAGAAGCAATTACAATAGCTGGAGTTCTTGCTACTGATATTGCCTTTGTTAATTATGGTGATACAAATGATACAGATACAATTAGTAAAGCTATTTGTACTACAAATACACTAACAGTTACTTGCTCGGCTGATCCAAGTACTGCACATAGTTTTCATTATGTGATTATTCGCCCAAGTGGTACATTTAAGCCGAGTCATTATATTGCATATGCTGGTAAACACACTACTGTTGGTGGTGCTGCTGCAGAAGCAATTACTGTAACTGGAGCACTTGCAACTGATATTCCTATTGTTGTATATAATACTACAAATGATACAGATAGTATTTTAAAAGTTGTTGTAACTGCTGATACATTGACAGTTACATGTTCTGCTGATCCATCAACTGCACATGCCTTTAGTTATATGTTGCTTAGGGCATATTAAATAGTTTTAATTTTCTGCAATAATATTAATTTGTTATTGCAGAAAGTTAAGTTTATTTAATTGATGAGAAATAATAATAAAATTATTATATAAAATGATATTATGAAAACTGGTCATTGTAAACAATGTGGAGCGCTATTAGAGTATGGAAATCCTATTTGTACATGGTGCAAATATAATAATTCATTTATTTTGGAGATATCATGAGGGCAAAAACATTAATAGAATCAACAGTAGATGCAGCAAATAAAATTTTAATTATAGATAATTTAAATCTTAATGGGTCACTTTCTATTGTAGGACTGGTTACTACAGAAAGTGTTGCTATTCAGATTCCTAGAATAGCTGATCCTGCTGTAGACACTGATACTGATTGGACTAATTTTGTTTATGATAGTACTACTTATGTACTTAATGTAAATAATAATCGTGTAAGTCTTCCTTTTCGTGGAACATATAGAATAGTTAAACCTGCAAGTCCTGAAAATGCTTTTGGTATAAGGTTTGAATAATGCTTAGTAAATCAATTACAAATCCATTGCAATCTTTAATATGTGGATTGAATAAGTTTGGCAACACCAAAATCTACTGGTACGCCGCCCTTACCTCCGATCTCACGGTAAGAGTAGGATCTCTGGAATGTGTGTACCCACCTGACGATATCCCTGTGTTTGGTGATAATGGGATAATTATTACAACAGGAGTCATTCTAACTGCAACTGCTATCCCGTCAATAACAACCACGAATAAACTCACAATTGATATCTACTGCACATTTCTGGAGAGCATCGAAGGAAAGCTGGAAACTATCATGAAAAACGTAACTGACTCGCTGAATTACATCACCTTATCGTACATTGGAGAGGTTGGTCTTCATCTGGAAAAGTGCGTTGATGGGGCGTCCGAGTGGTATGATTACCCATTGGTAGCAACAGTGGGACAGGAATATCACATACAAGCATATTTAAAATCAGATAAGAGTTTGAGTATTAAGGTTGATGGGGTGAGCATATGACTGAGTATGTGATAACGGAAACAGGACAATTCTCTGCTCTCACATTATATGGTGGTGACAGGGTAACTACAAACGATGTTTCTATTGCCGAAAAATGGGCTATAGGACAGTCTGGGACAAGTGGGCATCAAATATCATTAGATCACGTAAGCCTAAATGGGGCTACTGACTACAATTTAGACTTCACTGGACGCAGTTATTTGACGATATCTAACCTCGTAGTTAATGGGGCTACGGTTAGAAACATATGGTCTGATTCAACCGCTTCTGGGTTGGTATTAAATAACATCACCTCTATTGGAGGGGTGACTGGTATTTGGATACGAAGCAAATCGAACTCTCAATACAGCAATATCAATGCTTCTGGAATGACGGGAGCTGGCTTTAGGCTGACTAATGCTGCAAGCAATGTAACGCTCGAAAACATAACTACTGTTGGAGGATCAAGCAGTTATGGATCAATCGATATCGAATCTATTGTTGGGCTATCTTTTAACCACCTTGGAGCAACGGATGCACTAAGTATCGGGGTTTACATCGGCTCATGCTCGGGAATTGTTTCTGGTAGTTATTTAAGCTCGGTGGATAGCTATAATGCAACGTATCCTGGGGTTTATTTTAAGGACAACACTTTTTCAAGTGGCACGATCTCCAATATAACTGTAACCGGATCATATAGTAATGGGCTTGGGCTTGACGCTAATAATATTCCAAATGTTATTTTCTCCGATATCATATCTACAGGTAATACCACCTCTGGTATCGATTCTAACGGGTCGTCTACTACATTTAGAGATTTTGTATCATCATCAAATAGCTGGTCTGGTTTTAGTGCAAGAGGGACAAGTGGGGCTAATGTAGTCCGTAATGGGGTTGTTCAAAATAACCTTTGGGATGGCTTGGCTTCTGCTGGCGCATCTGTCATAAATGCCGATAATATTATTATATCTGGGAATGGTACTGTTGGGCAGATTAATTCAGGTGATGGATTCACCAGCCACGATACATCAACAGGAAACTCTCTAGTTAGATCTGTAATCTATAATAATAAAAACACGGCGCTGGCGGTAATCGGCACATCATCTGGGATTTTCAATAACAACACCTGTGTTGATAATCATGTAGCAACGATGGTTAGAGGGTCACTGTGGTTCGCCAATAGCTCAAACTCTCCAGGGTGGTCATGCAAAAACAATATCGTAGTAAATAACACTTCTATGACAGGGGATGCCTGGGGTGGAATATTGGTAATGATTTACTCCGGTGGTGTTGTCCCAGTTCTGGACTATAACTGTTACTGGTCAACAACAAACCCAACGCCATTCTGGGTCTATAACGGAGGAAATGCTGCTGATCCATCTGGATACAATAAGTACACGTTCGAGCAGTGGAAAACATATAGCGGTCAAGATACTCATTCTATTTTTGCTGATCCATTGTTCGTCGATTCCGCGCTACACGATTATAGACTCCAAAAAACATCACCTTGCATAGCCACAGGAACAGATGTCGGTTTGCGAGAGGATGCTTATGGAAACCACATATATGGCCTCCCTAATATTGGGGCCACAGAGAGAGTTCCGGTTGCTCCTGTGATTAGCGATAATTTCTTTATCGGTTCTGATGGTACAACTGCGATGGAAGGGCAACTAAGAGATCCGAGGGTGACAAGCTAAATGAAAAGAACCGTAAAAAGCAGAGAAGAACTTGAAGTGTTGTTCAAAACATACCCTCAGCGCCGACCGAGCGCTGGAGGTGGATGGGATAAAGAAGGTATGGTTTTCAATGAATTCATGTTTGCATTTTGTGGACGTACTTTCAAGTTTGATAAGCAAGATGAGGATAAGAGGTTGTACGTGAAAGGGAATTCGTCACTCTATTTCATCGAAGAGTGGCTTGTTCCGAAGAAAGTAAAAAGACACGTCATCTTTGTCTTATGTTTAAATGATTTTCAGAAAATTTAATGGAGGGGATTATGTTAGAAAGTTTTGTGTGGTTTTCAATATTCATAGCAGCTTTGGTTTTCATTTATTTCAAAGTTGTAAAGCCGCAGCTTGACAAAAAGAAAGAGGTTACTCCTATTGTGCCTCCTATTGCGGTGCTGAAAGAGGAGGAAGGTGTGTACCTTGGGGCGGGCAATCCAACAGCTAAAGGGCCACGACCTTTATGGAAGTTTTCTAAAGAAGGCGCTGGTTATGGTAATGGGGGTAGAGGTATGGATTAGTGGTAAACTTGCATTCACTGTAACAACTGGAGATAAGCGCCAAGATATGCCTGACGGTTGCTTGTGGAAGCCAGTGTCAGATGTTCTACCTAAAGGTTGTGCAGTCCACGGGCCTGGAGGCTCAACTGCTACCAAGTGCATTATTAAGTATAAAGGCTGAAAATGTTATCATTTGTTGATAATTGGAAGGAAACAGCAAAAAAGGCGTGGTCGTTACGATTTATGGCTGTAGCGGCTGTCCTTGAGGTTGCAAGTATTTTTCTCCCTTTATATATCGACTCGCTACCGAGAGTTTACTTTGCCATTGTTTCGCTGGCTGTAATTATGGGGGCAATGGTTGCTCGACTGGTGGCTCAGAATAATTTACAAGTGACAGTAAATAATGACCGAGCTTGACTGGGTTATAATCGTGATACTCATTATTGTACTTTCTGATCAAAGTAATAAATTATGACAGTATTCAACTGGTTTCTCGTTATCATTATTGCAATTATTGGACTCATTATTGGTGTAGGTAATGCTTATGGCATTAGGAGTGGAATATTGAGCTACATCCCAATACCGAGGGCTCCAGAAGGAACAGTTAACAAGAATGGTCTGCAGGTTATTGGCTTGAGTAAGTGGTCAGTTGCCAGCACTACAAATTGTGCAGAAGCAATAATAGACAGCAGGTGTACCGGATTTGAGTTCAGTTATTGTCCATTTTTTAATCCAGACAGCCCTTTTAGAAATGCCAATATTTTAAACTCAATCCCTACAATTTCAATTACTGAGACAATTTTTCTGGGATGGAGAAATGAATCTGCCATGCAGGGAGATTGGTCCGTCACCATTGAAGTTATAAAAGATCGGGCCAATACGGTAAATACTCACATTAATGAGATCCGAGGGCGTGTTACCAAAATAGTACTGATCCCTGTCCTTGAGGATTACTGGCGCGAAGATCAGTGGCTACAGGCGGTTGCTGTAATTTCCTCGCAACTGGATAGTGGTGACAAGGTTTATTTCAGGCGTTCGCACATGCTGAACACAGACATTCCGCCAGAAATAATCACAGCAAGATTGAAAAATGGTGAGAATTATTCGTTCGTCAATACTTATTTAGAAGCACATAAAATTGATTTTGGCGGAGATGCAAAAACAATAAGCAATGATGGTGGTTTTGTTTATCAAGCAGTTCCTGTTCTTGGAATGTACGAGGATGCTGGGTCTATTAGTGGGATGCCTGGAGGGTACGCAACAACTGATAATTGGTTCTCATCCGCAAAAAAATCAAGTAAAACAGCAATGCTCTGGCGGCCGGCATATAACCTGTTTCCAAGAAATATACAAAACAGTCGTATTTCCTACGCACTGCCAGGTGTGACGCTAGACAAACGATTTGATAATGGTGCAGATCCTTTTTTCAATACGTTTGAGGCCGAGATTGTTAAACAGTTTCTATCTCCATAACAAGGTTAAAAAATGAAAGAAATTAAGCGAGTTATATTTTCATTATTTATTGCAGCAATTTTCATGTCGGCTATGGGACTATTCTCTCTACCTCCAGCCTTGCAATTACTATCATTCAAGGCTGTTCTCGTGTCGCTGGCATTTACTCATGCGCATATTGTTGGCAAGTTGGCATTTCCACAAGTCAACTGGGATGAATCTATGATAAGGCCAGTTCATTATGTAAGGGTGCTTCTATATGTGGTATTTATTTACGCTTATAGCCTTGGCGGGTAGTCTCCTTCCCGCTTATGCTCATGCTGGAAGATGCCTTCAATACGCACAAAACGTCCGTGTTGAGCATTTCAGGGAGTTTGGCATAGACTACCCTTGGCACTATGCGGTCGGGCAGCTACAGCAGGAGAGCGGATGTAGGAACATAATTAGCAATGATGGTGTCGGTTCTCAGGGTGTGGCCCAAATAACCTGGAAGGTATGGGGTAAGTACCTTGTTGCTCATGGTGTCACCGACATGGTAGGGATACGCAATCAACTGCGTGGGCAGGCACTGATCAATAAGGATTCGTGGAATCAGGCCAAGCCAAAGAAGTTGTGGATTTCGTGGCAGATTTATAATGGAGGACGACTTGTTCTGAAAGAGATTGAACGGGCTGGATCACCTGATTGGGACATGGCAAGGAATGAGTGCCATAGGAAGGTGATCACGTTTGCGAGTGGACAAAAGATTGATGCTTGTGAAATAAATTATTCTTACTCAAAATTGATATTTAAATATGGGGATCAATATCGTATTGGTCCAGATTCAGATAAATTCAAATACTGGTGAAATTATGAGCGAACAAGAGATTGAGCAAGAGATACAGGACAAAAACCTTAATGCTCCACGATTGCGCCCCAGTGATATTGATGCAGTAATTGCTGATCAGACATTTACGGTTCTTCCAAGTGGAAAGGCAATGATATGTGAGTTGACTTTAGTTAATGGCTTTACCGTAAGGGGAGAGTCTGCTTGTGTCAGCAAGGAAAATTTTAATTTTGATATCGGTGCAACGATTGCTAGAGATAACGCAAGAAATAAAATATGGGAGTTGGAGGGGTATCTCTTGCAGGACAAACTGTTTAGAAAATATTAAGGAGGTATAACGTGCAATTATATCTGATATTGGCCGCCGCATTCATGATATGGTCAGGAGTAATAACAACCACTGCTTATTACAAAGGCCGCACTGCTGGTGTTTCATCTGCCACAGAAACATGCAATAACACCATAAATAAACAGAAGGAAGAATCAGCCGCTATTATGGCTGTTGAAGTCGCAAACGTAGCAGCAACCGAAAAGAAACTGCATGAATTTAAAGACAATCGAGAGGTGCAGGATGCAAAAAACAAGCAAGAAGTCGATGTTCTTTCTGGTCGGGTACGTGCTTTGTCTGGGATTATTGGCCGGTTGCGCGACCCAAACGCAGGACGTGGGGAAAGTGATGGTATCACCAAAAGTGGAACTCCCACCGATACCAGCAATAGTGTTTACAACAGAGCCGAAGCCAGTGGGATTTTATCAAAACAACTTACTGAATTTCTTTTCGACCAAGCAGAGTCCTGTGACCAAATAAATTTGGCATACACTTCTTGCCGAGAAGACTCAATGAATATCAGGGGATTAAAATGAGTGCTGCTATTATAAGCTGGCTCAAGGCAATAGGATTGATCATCATCCTGATCATGATCGGTGTTATAATTACACCTCTACATTGGGTGCGATAATAAATTGCCAACAAATATTGGAGAGGATTAACTTATGACCGCTGAACAGTTTGGGCAATTAATGAAGCTGATTGATAAAATAGCATCAAACCAGTTTACCATCACTGGTGCCGCCGATTGGCCCATTCTTGTTGTTATCGGAGGGATATTGCTTACCATGCTGATGACGATGTGGATTGATTTAAAGGGGTCAATTAAAGAGCATCGTGGTGAGTGGCGCGAATCACTGAAGGAACATCAAGCGGAAGATGAAAAAGAGATTCAGCTTCTTTGGGACGCTATGAAAGATTGTAAGCGAGAATGTTGTCCTCCGAGAACAAGGGGTTAATAATGGGAACCAGCGAGAATATTACTCTTCGTAAAATAAAGAGATCTATTTTCATAGTTAATAGCTGGCAAGAATACCAGTTCCTCATGTATGATCTTCGCAGATATCGACGTAAAAACATACTATGAAATCACTGCTCGTTGAAATGCCAGAACTTGCCGACAAGATTGAAAAGGTATCAAGTAAAATGATAATGATCTGTGTTGTGATTTTAAAGCAAAGCTTTATACAAAATTATGAGGATAGATAAATGACTTATAAACCTGGTGATTATTTAGTTATTTGTGATCAATGTGGTTTTCAACGATATGCTTCTGATTGTCGAATGACTTGGGATAAATTATTTGTTTGTGCTGATACTTGTTGGGAAGAAAAGCATCCACAATATACTGATCCTAAACCTTTAGGTGAGAAACAAAGTGTACCTGTATATCGTCCTGAACCTGAAGAAAACTTTATAACTGTACCAATAACACAAAATGATTTATAATTTTTCAATTTGATTAATGAAATCTTGCCGTTCACATTTGAACAAACCTGTCGAATAGAGGAACTGTAATGCTTAGAACAGATTATGTATTTGATGCTAGTGAAGGAACTATAACTTTTACTGATAATGTAATTGAAAATTATTTAGAAGTTATAATAAATAGTACTGATGGAATTATTATTTATAATTCAATTTCACCCTCAACTACAGGCACACTTGTTGATAAAGTTCTTACATTAATATATGATACATCAAGTATGTCTGATACTGATGATCTTCAAATATTTTATGGTGAGGCTGCAAGAGGAACTTTTGGATATACTTTTGAAGAATTAATATCAAGAACTAGTACGCTTGTAGATGATTCTGGTCTTGATGCTAGTCTTGGAGATTTTATTAATCAAGGTGTATTTGAAATTGCCGGGGGTATGCAATCATCTTTATCTGATATGATTACACCACCTTTACCAAATCTTTTTTCTATAGATACTATTACAACAAATACTACTTTAGCATATGTAAATATGCCATCCACTTATAATAGGAATCTTTGCCTTGCTGTATCAGCAAGAGGATCTGAAATTGATATAGCCCATTCTTTTATTGATTTTGTTACAACATATCCATCTCTTTCTAGGGTTGGCAATATTTCTGAGGTTGTAGAGCACGGTGATAAACTCTATTATCAGGGAATTCCATCGACTGCCGAAATTTTAACCTTGCATTTTTACCGAAAACCTGTTATAATGATAAATGATGGGGATGTACCAGATGGTATTCCTGAACATTTACAAATGGCATTATTAACAAATTTTGCTGCGTGGAAAGCTTATGAGATTATTGAAGATGGACTTGAAAATGAAACTCCAAATACAATAAAGTATAAAGGGTTGTTTTTTGAAGCATTAAAAATACTTGAACTTACAATTCCTTATGATTCTCGAGGATTAATGTTGAGATAAAATATGACTGAATCAATTATTTTAAAAGGAACTTTAGGTCTTAATAATATAATAGACCCTTTAAGGCATTCATATAATCCTGAAACTGGTGTAGGGTTTTTAGCTGAAGGGCAGAATATTGATATTGATGATTCTGGAATGCTTTTTAGACGTGCAGGCCAAGTTCAATTATCTGCTGTATCTTCACACTCACTTTTCTGTGATACTGGTGATTGTTTTGTAGTACAAGATCGTACAAGTGACGCAGCTTTATATAAAGTAGGAACTGATTATTCTCTTTCTGGAATTCGATCTGGATTGATGAAAGGATCAAAGGTTTCATATTGGCAAGAAGGAGTAAAAACATATTATTCTAGTGCTTATCAGAATGGCGTAATAGAAGCTGGAATATCTTCAGCATGGCCCACAAATACACATGTTGGTGTTGATACTACAAGACATTTTGCAACAGCACCTCTAGGAATTCATATAGGAGTTTTTCGTGGTCGTATGTGGATTGTTGTTGATAATGTTATTTGGGTATCAGAACCATACGCATATGGTAAGTTTGATATGGCGAGATGTTTCTTTCAGTTTGGTTCAAGGGTTTTAATGAATAAACCTGTTCAAGGAGGTGTTTGGATATCTACTGAAGAGTATACTGGATTCATTCGTAATGCTGAAAAATTTACTGATATGAGTTTTGAAAGAAAAACAGAAATACCTGCACATGAATATAGTGCAAATATCGAACTTATTGATTTAAGTAATACAAGTTTAAAAATACCAGGATTAAGTGCTATCTGGTCAAGTAATGATGGGTTAACTATTGGTACGGAAGATGGGCAATTAATTGTAGCCACAAAAGATAATTTACTTTATCCAAGTGGTTCTTCTGGATCTATGGTAAATAATAATTTCAATATAATCAATTCAATTTATTAGGAGAATTAAAAATGGCATTACGATTAAGTACTGGATGTGTAAACGCATTAAATGTTACAGATGATCTTAAAACAGTAATGGCTAATGGAGTTATTTATAGGTATTCTGGAACTCAGCCAGTGACTGCTGATGCAACTGAAACTGGTACACTTCTAGATATTATTACTGTAGATGCTGGCGCCTTTACTCCTGGTGTTATTACAAATGGATTGAATCTTGGTAATAGTGTAGATGGTGTTCTTTCAAAAGATTCTGGTGAGGTTTGGCAATCTGTAGGTCTGGCTGCAGCTGGAACTGGCACAGCTGCTGGATGGTTTAGATGGTATGCGAATGATCGTACAATGGGTGCAAGTACAAGTGCTGTTCGTATTGATGGATCTATTGGAACTTCTTCTTCTTATGAAATGAGAATGTCAAACACATCAATTGTAGAAGGAAATACTTCAAGTGTAAGTACTTTTACTGTAACCCAACCTAAAGCATAATGGCATACGCAAATTTAATAGCGCAGTCTTGCAATAATCCTATTGAAACGTTTATGCGTTTTAGGGATTTTATATGCAAACGAAATGGAACGTATGATTATTCATCTACTGGAGTTGGATGGACATTACATGATTCTTATTATGCTGTTAATGAAGATACAATTAGCATAAATGATTATTTCGTTATATATTCTGCTGGCGAAGATGGTCAACGTGATATATATTTTTATGTTAAATATGTATCTGGATATATAACTATTCAAGGATATTTATATTGGAATAATACAACACATGCTGGTGTTCAGTTATTTGGTTCAGCAAGTAATTGGAATAATACATTAGCTACAAATAATGTTCTATGGTTATATGCTGATCTTGATCAATTTATAGGAGTAGCAAAATATGGAACTTCTTATTATACTGTAGATGGTGGTTGGATGCCAGATTCAGTAATAGATCAAACAGTTACTGTAGCAGCAAGTGCAATAACAGCTGGATCTTCTATTACCGTTACATTTACTTCAGTACCGGCTGAATGGGCAGTTAATACTTATTTATTTGTAAAAGATACTGTTAATATTGAACGAGTAAAAATTACTGGTATTAGTGGAACTGACGTAACTTTTCAAACATTTGTAGCATCGTATTTAGCTGGAAGTAAATTTAGTTTAGAGGTAACTACATATATATCAACAAATAATTTTACATCAACCCGTTATTTTCAAATAAATCATGATGGAGTGAAAAGTTCAACTACAGGATGTATTCTTGATAATACTAGTATTACTAATCCAACGAGTGGTGATGCTTTAAGTGGTTTAATACCAGCTAAAAAATATTATATGAGTAATGCGACAATGTGGGCTGGTCCTCTTAAAAATTGCCTATCTACTGTTTCAACATTGACATCAGAAACAACGCATACTATTGGTGCTCAGGGATATAGATTTTTTAATTTATATTCTGCTGGATATACACTTATAAAAGAGGTATAAAAAATGTCATCTTTTTTTGTTCTCTCAGATGATGCTTGTGGATCAGCTCAAGCTGTAGCAAATACTACTGTATTATGTGGTGGCAATGTTCGAGCTCCTCATGGTGTTGGGTTACGTAGAAAAGTAGTTGCTTTTCTTGATAATGATCCTGATAATATTCTTGGAAAAACTGAATCAACTGAACCTAATGGTTTTTTTTCAATGAGTTTACCTGGGTTATCTACAACGCGATATACTGTAATTGCTATCGGGGAACCAGGAGAACAATCAGTTGTTTATTCACAATGTAGAGAATTCTAATGGCATATACTCCACCTGACATAAGAGATATTTATTTTATTCTTGGTGATTCTGAGGTTACATCACCATTTGTTACAATGTATTTACCGATTCGAGTTCTTGAGATTGAATCTGTTAATGACATTGTAACTTGGGTAGAAATGACATTACCATTAAAAGTTTTTTCTTCTGAAGTAATGAATCCTACTTTGAGTGATGTTTCATTTACATTACCTACAAAGACAATGTCAGCAATAAGTAATTCATGGACAGTAACATATGTTAATTTAGAACTTCCAGGAAAAGAAGTTATTGCTGAATGTGAAAATGATATTGTTACCTGGGGAAATCTTGTTAAACCTGTATTTGAAGTAGTTTGTGAAATGGGTAGTGATACAGCAATAATTATTCCCGATAGAATTATTTCCTGTTTATGTGATAATCCGACTGTAATATCTGTTAGTTTATTACTTCCTATTAAGATGTTGAGTTCTGAAGTACATAATTGGGAAACTTCAACAGTATCACTTAATATTCCAATGCATTTGATGCAGAGTGAGATTGTAACATTACAGACTGCCAATGTGGATATGAATATTCCACAAAAGACATTATTTTCAAATAGTATAAATTCAATAACTGCTAATTGTATATTAGTATTACCAATAAAAGAAGTGTTTTCAGAAGTCACAACTTCTCTTGATTATACTGTAATTAAATATCATAGACCTGGAACGACTTGTAATATATAAAATGAGGTAATTATGGGAACAATTGTTAGTAATGTAAATAGTGGTTGGACACTTCCACAAGCAGCTGCTCCAGATACATTGGTATCAGCATTAGAGCCTTTTGGTGTTAACTCTACTGTTGCGTATGATCTTGTAAATACTCGATTTGATGAAATTAGTGAGTCATCTAATGAGATGAGAACAATTCTTGAAGGTTATATGACTAACCTTAATGTAATAATTCAGTCACTTGTTATTCCAAATGTATCTTATGATTCTCAAACAATACCTAATTTGTCAGGAACTATTCCATCAGTTCCAATAATGTCTGGTAGTCTTGATTTAACATTTCCTTCTTTTACAACACCAGCACCAACATTAATAACAATTCCTACTATTGATCTTTCTGATCTTGAACCTTCGAATTTACCAACAGAAATTACTGATATATTAAGTTGGGCTAATTCAAATTATGATGAAACATTATTTACGGCACTTCTTACAAGATTAATAACTGATTTAACTTCTGGGGCAACTGGACTTGATCCTACTGTTGAGCAAGAAATATTTGATCGTGCATTATCTAGGCAAACTATTGAGTTTGATAAAACTCAACAAGAAATAGAACAGTATTTTGCTACTAGAGGATTTGATTTGCCTACCGGTGCAATGGCTGGTAGGTTACAAGAACAGGCAAGTGAACAGGCAAGAAATGTACTTGACTTGAATGGAAAGATCATGATTGAGCAAGCTGAATTGGCACAGAAAAATAGTCAATTCGCTCTTGGTTTGGCAAAAGATCTTGAGGCTGTTTTGCGCGATTGGCATAATAAAACAAATGATAGATCACTTGATTATGCAAAGGCATTAGCTGCAAATGCTATTGCTATTTATGCTGAAAATATTAAAGGATATATTGCAAAAGCAGAAGCTGATAAGATGTATGTTGATGTACAAATTGAAAATTTAAAAGCTACAGTAGAATATAATAAAGGATTGCTTTTAAGTTATACTGGAGAAATCGAAGCTTATAATGCCTTAATTTCTGGAAAGGCAACTAAAAATAAAGCTATTACTGATGTGTTTTCAGCAGAAATATCTGGTTATGAATCTGAATCAAGAGCAATAACAGATCAGCAAAAAGGTTTAGTTGCAGAATGGGAACTTAGAGTTAAAAATGCAGAAGCTGATATGCAAGCACAACTTGGTGAAATTGATGTAATGGTAAAAGCATATGCTGCAGAATATGGTTTAAGAGAGAAAGTTGCTGAATCACTTACTAATGTATCATCACAGACATTAGCATCAATGTATGGAGCTGTAAATGCATCTGCTGGTGTATCAAATAACTTTAGTTCAGGTCAAAGTAATTCATTTAATCGATCTGAATCTCTTAGTGAAAGTGTATCAAGGAGTGAAGGAATTAGTGTTAACTTGAATGAGTCTTCAAGTCTTAGTAATACTCTTAATGAATCTCATAATTACGAAGAATAATAATGTTACCAATTCCTACACGATTACAGTTTTTCGGAAATACTCACGCTGCTAAGGAGTTTAAGCGTTTTGCATTAACACAACTTGAAATCTTAAAGAGACAAATGTCATTTCAAGGATTAAAACAAGGTGTTAGAAGAATAACTCCTTTTCCTGGTGTATTGATTGAATGTACATCGAAATTTGGTAATACAGAAATTAAAGTTTATGTACAACCAACTAATTTTGAGTATCAACAACATCAAGGTAATGTACTTGAGAAGAGAAAAATAAACAAAAAAATAACGTTAGACAAATATTTTATATTTGCAAAAGCTGGTGATAAAACATGGTCAATATTACTTAATAAAACAACAGCAAAACTAACTTTAGATAGAAAATCACCACCAGTAGATTTTGAAAATATTTATGAATTTACTCAAGTTAGATATACAGAGAATTATACTGTTGGAATGATAATTGTATCAGCCATATCAATATGTATTAATGATGGGCTAAATAAAATAACAACTACAAGTTTTTATAGTGAGTGTGGAATTCCATCATTGAAAACTTTACAAGGATCAGCAGCAATATCTATAAATTATGATGAGATTTATCAAGTTTACCTTGGGGGTAATAATAAATATGTAACTAAATGTTATATTATTAATGCACATAATGATGAATGGGAACTTAAAAATCAGTATAATGCTCCATATGTTATGACTCCAATATCTAAAGCAATGGATTTTATTTATCATCGCGATGGTTCAGTAGGGCGAGATGGAATTACTACTACATTTTTAGTTCTAACAAGTGTAGAGACAATTACAAATACATGGATAAATTATCCAGTAACATCTACAGAACCACATCCATGTGTTGTTCCATCTCCTGCTTATCCTACACCAATGCTTGCTACAGAGACATATAATGAAACTGAACATATATATTCTTCTACTAATACAATTACTACATTCAATAGTATAAATGCAAGAAATGGTAGTATAATTCCTGCTGAATCATATAGAGGACTAGCTTTATTAAATCCTAATACTGATGGTACTTTATGGGATTTTTCTCTTGTTAATGTTGGACGTGTAAGTACATCTACATCTTATAAATCACATATTAATGGATATTGTACCTACCCATGGGCATGTTATTATTGGAATCGCTTAGATAATACTGATATTACTAGTACAACTACATCAAGTATATCAAATATAGCAAGTCAAATTACTTATGCAAATAAAACACATTCTGAAACATCTTATATTCCTATTTTATCTGGAATGTCTGGATATCATGGTGATCAATGGTATTTGGTAGAAGCTGAATTTACTACTAATGGATGTCATCAAAAAACTATGGAGGCTATTTCTTTAGATACTAGAACTTATAAGTCAGATTTAGTAGTAAGTAATAGTTCTGTTATTATTAAAGTTAATAAAAGTGTAACAGAATCTGAAGGAACGGCAACCTATATAGAAGATTATACTGGAGAAGATCCTTGTATTCCTCCAACTGGAGTATCACAATTTAAAACTTTAGGAGCTTCAGCATTTGTTAACATATCATTTTATCCTGAAAGCAATCAAATAAATAGTTTTCCAGATACAATTACTGCCGAAGTAGAATATTCACAAACAAATACTCATGTAGATATTAATACACTTGATTTTCCATTTGTAATAGAAGACATAGAAGAAATTAGTAAGTCTTTTATATCTACTGATCAATATACTAATATAACATTTTTCGGAGTGAAATATAATCTTAGATCAAATCCAGCGGTTTTTACATGGAAAGTAGCTGTATGTTTTGATGGTGCTTATCTTGATGCAATTGATGTGACTGATCAATTACGTGATAAGATAAAAACCTTTGATGATGATTTTGAAATGATATATTTTTATGGTAAAGAATTTGAAACAGAAGTAGTGTATTAAAGGAATAACTCATGCAAACAATACGAACTAATTTAAGTAATATTGCATGTACGCAATATACTAATTTTAACTATACATCTATGTGCATGTTTAATGGAGTTCCATTAGGTGCAGGAACTAGTGGTCTTTTTCAGATGTGCTGCGGTGATGATGATAATGGTGTAGATATTGCTGCTTATTTTATTCCATATACTGTTGATTTTGATGATAATCATCCGAAAAGATTACGAAGAGTTTATGTTGGTGGTCTTTTTGATGATCAATTAAAACTCACAGTAACTGGTAATGGTAATAGTGTTAATGGTCCATATACTATAACACATAATTCTTCTGAAACTAATCAAGTTAAAATGTTTGCAATTAATCGTGGTGTAGGTTATAAGTGGGTTTATGCTGATTTTAAATTTGAAAATGTTGCTGGAGCATTTTTTGCAGTTGATTCAATACTTGCTGTTTACTCAACACATCATAGACGACGAGGATAATAATGATACTTACTCAATCAATAAAAAGGTATTGGTGCTAATATGATTACGATAGAAGCAGAAAAAAAGAAGAAACTATTATCAGAACTCAGTAATCCATTTGTTGATTCAACAGCAATAAATAATAAACAAGTTGAAAAACAGCCAACTGTTTATGATCCATATACAGATAAAAGACTTTTATCCGCGCAAGACGCAAATATTAATATGGTAAAACCTTTTGTACGTGGATTTTCAGGTGCAGGTGAATCAGCATTAAGTGCAAACAGAGCTCTTGGTGGTATTGTTGATAATTTTAAAGATGCAAATTATAAACAAAATACTGCACTTAACTTAGCAACACCTGAAGATACACAAAAATATCTTGCTAGGATAGAAAAAGAGACTAGGTATTTTGATGATCAAAAGAAAAATATATTATTACCAAAAATAAATAATCAACCAGTAATGAATAATTTGCCTGTAATGAATAATGTAAATAATTCGACTACTATTACACAGCCTGTGGATAATAGAATATTACAGCCTCATAAAATTATAGAACAACCTAATGCATTAAGAGATCAAACATTAGGTAAAATGACTTCACGAGCTGAACTTTTACCAGATGGAAGTCAAAAAAATATACTTTCCATTGGTAAAAATACATTATCATATAATATGAGTGCTGATGATTTAAACATAAAGAAAAATATGGATGCTCTTAATGCTAAAGTTGCAACTATGAATCCTAAAGATATAACACCTGAACAAGCTACTCAGATTAAAAATCTTAGAGAACAAGCTGGATATTTACGTGGAGGAACTAATAATACTTCATTTGATCGTAATGGTAGAGCACTGCAAAATATGAATTCTGATCAAAATATTAAAACAGATATTGATGGACTATCATATGAAGGGCCTGCAAGTGGTGCTAGGGAATTGATGAAATATGCTGAAGCAAGAAAAGATCCTGAATATCAAAGAATCAATGCACTTGCTAATCAGCAATATCTTGAACGTAATGGGTTGAATAAAACAACTCCTGAAAATAAGTGGGATAGACTATTAGCAAGTAATATGTCACCGGGTAGAAAAATTGAAGCTTTAAAAGCAATGGAACAAGGTCAACGTGCAGTAGAAACTAATAATTTGCTGAGAGATAAAAATCGTATAGATGAATTAAATGTTAATTCAGAAAAAGATTTACGTAGTGCGCAAATTAATGCAATGAAAATTCCTATTGATACTGTTAATCAAATGACAGCACAACA